TCTTATTGTATCAGCAAGATTTGGTAACTCTCTCGAAGAACTTGAATCGGCTTCCTTTGTTCGAGTCAATCCTGTTGTCGCACTTGCTACAAGCAACAGATCAACGTTTGTTGAACAAGAGTTCTCGATTGAATCTTTGAATCAATACACAGTATTTCAGATTATGATTCAACTGAAGTCTAAGTCATCTGCACTGATACCAATTGTCAAAAAACTAAGAGCCATTGCACTAGGAACTTAACATGCTTAGAAAAGTCAAAGGGTTTGGCAATTTAGTCAAAGACTTAAACACAAACGCAATCATAAATACAGATGACGATTCATTGTATAATGCCAGAAGTGCTAAACAGAATGCTTTGGCTAAGATAGAAAACGAAAAAAGAATAGAGCTAAGGTTGTCTATATTAGAAGACAGAATTAATGAACTTCTACAAGGGAACTCAGCTTAATGCTAGAATTATTAACATTAACAGATGTCTTTGCTACAGGCGGGACTGTAGGTATAGCTGGCATCCTCTTTTTCTATTTAATAAAACTTCTATCATCTCGCGTGAGTGATGGTGTAGTCAACATCACACAAAACAGAGCTAAAGTTGACATCATCGAACAATTAAGAGAAGAGATTAATCGAATTAGGGATGATTTGAATGAACTGAAAGAAAATCATAAAATAGAAATGCTTGTCATCAAAAATATGCATGACGAAGAACGAATTGAATGGAAACTTCAATTAGCAAATTTAGAAAAACAGTTCGAGTTTTTGAAAAACAAAAACGAGAATATGCGAAGCGAAGCACTAGATGCTTACACGTACATCACAACACGCGAAGACTTATTCAAAGCAACATATGCAGAAGAACTTAAAGAACGTTTAATGCGTATTATAGTCGATGAGAACAAATAATGATAGCAACACGAGAAGAATTAAAAGAATATTGTCTCAGAAAGTTGGGCGCACCAGTTATCAACATAGAAGCTGATGACACACAACTTGAGGACCGTATTGATGATGCTATACAAGTTTACGTTGAACAGCATTATGATGGAACAGAAGAGAAGTGGGTTTCTTATCTACTAACGCAGACTGATATTGATAGTGGTTATATTACGCTTCCAGATAATATACTGGCTGTTCTAGAAGTTAGAGCTAACAGTCATTTGTTGGGCTATCGTGACATGTTCAGTTATCAATATCAGATAAAGGCGAATCAGTTATCACCTTTTCAAGTATTTGATTCTGTCGATTACTTTATGAAGATGACTAATCTTCAAAATACGATGGACCTAACATCAGTAACCCCGACATTTGAACACATTAGACACGCCAAAAAAGTTAAAGTGGCTACTGATTTGACTCGATTAGGTGTTGACTATCCATTTGTTATGAAAGTGGCTATGATACTTGATCCAGAAGACATGGTGTCAATGTATAACGACAAGTGGCTGAAATCATATGCTACTGCGTTGTTCAAACATCAATGGGGTTCAAACGTAAAGAAATATAACGAAGTTCAGTTAATTGGCGGTCTTACTATAAATGGTCAACAACTCTTTGATGAAGCTAACCAAGACATCGAACGTTTATCCGAAGAACTAGAAACGAAGTATACTGAACCATTTGGATTTATTTTTGGATAAAAATGGCAACTAATACTTACTTTAATAATTATAAAGCTTCTAACGAACAAGACTTAGTTGAATCTATGATCATAGAATCGATTCAGATTAAAGGACTTGATTTAGTCTACATTGAACGTATTCAAGAAAATATGGACTATCTGTTCAACGAAGATACAACAAACGTTTTTAAACAGGGTACGATTATTGAAATGTATCCAACATTCGTTACTGGCTTTGATGGCGATGGCGAAATGTTTACTCGATTTGGCCTTGACAACTTCAAGACTGGCTCTTTTGTTGTGTCTAAGAAACGCTTTGAAGATGAAATGCCATCGTTCATACGTCCCAAAGAGGGCGACATCTTATTCATGCCCATCACGAATTCGTTTCTGATCATTCGTTTCGTTAATGCAGAATCACCATTCTTCGAAAAAGGTAAACAATTCGTCTGGGAGCTTAACACAGAACTGATGACATACTCACACGAAGATTTCACAATCACAGATCAAGAAGCATCTGATGCTTTTGATGCTATAGATTTAGATTCAATATTGAACTCAGATGGCTCTGAAGAAATCTATACAGACGATGATCCCAGTGCTGACAACAGAGAACTTGAAGAAGATGGTGAAGAACTGATTGTGGTGAATCCATCGAATCCATTTGGAGTTAGATGATGTTTCAAGATCACTTCTATCACAGTACAATCAGAACGTATATAAAAGTCTTTGGTGCTATCTTTGATAGTTTGAAGATCAAACGTGGTGACAAAACAATAGAGGTTCCTATCGCCTGGGCTTCTGGTCAAAAGTACAACATCAGAAACGAACAGAACGCTGATCCTAATTTAGTTAGATTCAGACAAATTCATCCTAGAATGTCTTATGAGATGACTGGCTTCGCACGTGATGTTCCACGTGTGAAGAACAAATTCAACCAGATCACAAACTTTACATCAGTAGATGAGCCAGTTAAATCACAGTATATGAGAGTTCCGTACACATTCAATTTCAGATTGGATGTGATTGTTCAGTATTTTGATGATCTGTTACAGATCATGGAACAACTCGTTGTCTATTTCAATCCAACGATTCAAGTCGTTGTGAAAGATAATCCTTCTATCGATGGCGAAACTGCACTGACGATAACCCTTCTTGATAACCCATTCGAAGATCGTTTTGAAGGCTCTTTCGAAGATAAGAGAGAAATCTCAGCAACGCTGAACTTCACTCTTGAAGGCTTCTTATACATGCCAACTTCATCTAGCAACATCATCAAAAGAATTGAATTGAACTATAAAGATTTAGAGACAGAAATTTTAGCCGAACAAGATGTAATAACCCCTGATGAATAATTTTGATCAGACGTTACATAATCTTCTTGAAGGCGTTGACGAAGAGGGACTAGAAACAACTGACATCACAGAAGTTCCTGAGATGACGCCAATCGTATATGTTGAAAAGAATTCTGCTTTGGCTGAAACAGAAAATGCGGATTTGTCAGAAGATTATAAATTTGCACGATCTAATCTGTATGGACTGATTGGCAAGGCTAACGCTGCACTTGAGATGACGCTCAAGATCGCTCAGATGACAGAATCGACAAAGTGTATGGATACTGCGTCTCAGATTTTAAATGTCTCAAATCAGCTCACAAAGTCTCTGCTGGACTTACAGAAACAGATCAAAGATAGCAAACCAAAAGAAGGTGCTAAGAAATCAACTTTCATTCAAAATAACAACTTCTATTCATCTGAAGAACAAAAAGAAGTAAATAGTGTTATAGATCAATTAGATGATGAAGAATGAAGTTAAAACCGAATGCTGTTGTTAAAGATAATCCACTAGCAACAGTAAGTACTATCACAGACAAGATCAAAAAGTTAGACAGTGGATCAGCAGCATTCAATGTCTTAGAATTCTATTCTAATAATAAAGGTCTTGTCAAGAAGTTTCTAAGAAAGAATACACACAAGTTAAAAGTCCCCGACTACGAAGAAGATGATGTTCCAGATAGCTGGTGGTACAAAGGTCGTCAAGGTCTTCTTCGCGCAAAGATAAAGAACAGAACTTACTCACTCGTTCAAAAACTTGAGTGGATCAAGTGCGCTCTTGATCCAATATACTTCACAAGAAAATACGTAAAGATTATCAACATAGACGAAGGTATTGTCAACTTCGATCTTTACGATTATCAAGAAGAAATTATCAATCTTTTCGAAGATTCGAGATTTGCTATTCTTAAGATGTGTCGTCAGTCGGGCAAAACAACTACAACAGCTTCGTATATTTGTCACCAGATGATTTTCTATGAAAATTATGTTGGCATAATTGCACAAGCAACTGGTCAAGCACAAGAGATTCTTGAAAGAATTCAGATGGCTTATGAGTTATTGCCTTTGTTCTTACAACCCGGTGTTTCTGTTTATAACAAACGATCATTCACGTTAGCTAATTCTTCTAAAGCTTTATGTGGTGCAGCTACATCGTCATCAATACGTGGTAAGTCTTTTTCTCTTGTGTTTATCGATGAGATTAGTTGGATCAAACGCGATATGCAGTTCTACGAATCCGTTTATCCTACAATATCATCTGGTAAGAACTCTCGTGTGTATATGGCGTCTACACCAAACGGTATGCGAGGTCTGTTTTACAAACTGTGGACAGAATCAGAACAAGGCATCAACTCGTTCGAAATTCTTAACATAACGTGGGAAAGAGTGCCCGGTCGTGACGAAGAATGGAAACGCGAAACAATCGCTAACACATCACAAGAGCAGTTCGATCAAGAGCAAGACTGTCTGTTTATGGGTAGCTCCACGTCCCTGCTAAACAACAAAACGCTTGAGAATCTACTTCGCAAGTCGCCAATTCTTATTGACGATGAAGGTATAAAAGTTTTCAAAGAGCCAGAAGATGGTCAAGAGTACATAATGACTGTTGACGTATCTCACGGTCTTGGTGGTGACTATCATTCATTCAGTATTGTGAATCTGACATCTGATCCACATGAAGTTGTATGTACATTCAAAAACAACATAATGTCAACGTTGTACTATCCACACTTTATCTATAAATACGCTACACATTTCAATGAAGCATTCGTGTTGGTTGAGATCAACGATCTTGGTAATCAAGTCGCTAATACACTCTACTATGATCTTGAATATGAAAATTTGTTGACAACAACAAGAGAAAAAGCAACACAGACTATTGGTTTCACGAGTAACGAATCACTTCGTATGGGCGTTCGTACAGACAAAAAATCTAAATCGATTGGCTGTTCGAATGCAAAAGAACTTATTCAGAAAAATAGAATCACCTTAAACGATGAATCATTAATCAATGAATTTGGTACGTTTGTTCCCAAAGGTGGCTCATACGCTGCTGACTCTGGAGCCAATGACGATCAAGTGATGACTATCGTTATCTATGCATGGGCTATGACACAGCCTTATTTCATGGATTTGGCTAATCAAGATGTTAGAAAAAAACTAATAAATCAGATTAAAGAAGAAAGAGACAGTAACATCATGCCATTTGGTATAATCGACAACGGCGTTCATGATGCATTTGACGGAAATTTTGATTCAGACTTCTATGAAGGTTTCTAAATAGTTCTAACAGTAAATAATAAAAATGAATTCTTTTTTCTAAATTTAAGAGGCTTATAAACAATGCTATCACCCGGAGTTCTTGATAGAGAATTTGACACCACATTTAATGTGCAGTCTATCACATCACAAGCTAGTGCAACAATCGGTGTATTTCGCTGGGGTCCAATCGATCAGCCAGTCCTCATCACAAACGAATCTGAATTAGCTACACTTTTTGGTCAACCAGACATAAGCACATCAGAGTCATATCTGTCTGTTCAAAACTATTTGTTTTATAGCTCACCAATTTTGGTTTCTCGTGTTGTAGGTACTTCTGCTGTTAACGCGGTTCCTACTGGCGAAACGCCTCTGTTGGTTAAAAACAACCTCGGCTACGATGCTGCTACGTTGACTGGAATCTCATTTATTGGTCGATACGCTGGTCAATACGGTAACGCCATCACAGTATCTTGTGCAGACTCTACTGGGTTTTCTGGCTGGGACTACGAAAACGAATTTAATTACGCGCCAGAAACTGGTGAATTTAACGTTGTTGTTATTGATAGCACTGGCTCAATCTCTGGCGTTGCTGGAACTATTCTAGAACGATACGAACTTGTCACAAAAACACAAGGTAGCAAAAAAGACGATGGAACTTCTGCATACATTAAAGACGTTCTAAAGTTTAATTCAAACTTTGTGTTGTCTGGTGATCTTGATGAAATAACTTTCGCAGAAACTAGCTCAGTGGGTGTGTACGAAACAAGTCTTCAGGGCGGCGTAGACAGCAATTCAGATGTCAACTTCCAAGACGTTGTTGATCTATTGACTAACTCAGAGAAGTATTCGTTTGTAAACTGTTTCAGTTCGGTGTCCGATAATGACATTAAAAAGGCTCTTGTTGATCTTTCTTCGACCCGTCAGGATTGTGTTGCTTTTATTGATCCTGATCAGTCTACTGTTACCGGCTCTGATTCTACTATCTCTACAGCTCTTGATACATATTTTGGAACAATGCTAAACAAGTTCACCAGCTACAACTTCATTGTTGATAATAGAAAGCTTGTCAACAACAAGTATAACAACTCTGAAATCTGGATTGGGTGTGCTTCTGACGCGGCTGGGCTTCATAGCAGACGATTCGCTGAAGGCGAGGGCTGGGATTCACCCGCTGGATACACCAAAGGTCAGTTGAAGAACGTGATCCGTCTTGCATGGTCTGCCAGTAAATCTTACAGAGATATTTTGTATCCTAAGAACATAAACAATATTGTTTCTGTTTCTGGCGAAGGTACTTTCTTGTTTGGTGATAAGACTGCGTTTAGACGCCCATCTCTGTTCAACAGAATTGGTGTCAGAACACTGTTCATCATTATCAGAAAAGCTATTGCTAGTTCTGCCAAGTATCATCTTTTTGAACAAAATGATTTCATCACACGATCAATCTTCAAAAATGGCTCTGATCAGTATCTTGCTGGTGTACAATCACGAAGAGGTATCTCTAACTTCAGAGTCATCTGTGATGAGACTAACAACACAAACATTGGTCCCAATGACTTTGTTGGTGATATTTTGGTTAAGCCAATCAGTTCAATAAATTTCATACGGTTGAACTTCGTGGCAGTTGATCAGAACGTGAGTTTTGAAGAAATTGAAGGCGTTGCCGGTTAATAAATAGAATACTTAAAGAATAGAGGATTTAAAATAAATGTCAAATATCGGTGAATTTCTATCAGCACTTTCTGGTGGTGGAGCAAGACCTAACAGGTTTGCAATCTTCGTTAACTTTCCTGCTTTCGCGGGAACTTCTGACGAAGTGAGAAAGACAGAGTTTCTTGCAAACTCAACTCAAATTCCCGGCTCAATGCTTGGAACTATCGCACAGCCATATAGAGGACGACAAATCAAGCTTGCTGGTGATCGCACGTTCGATTCTTGGGAGTGTACGTTCGTCAACGATACGGATTTTGCTATTCGTGCGGCTATGGAACGCTGGTCAAACGCTATCAACAGCTACAACGATAACACTGGCCTAGCAACTCCCTCTGAGTATATGTCAACTGTACAGATATATCAGTTAGATAGTCAAGACAATCGTGTTAAAGAATATATTCTAAGATATGCATTTCCTACTGTCGTTGCACCTCTTGATCTGTCACAAGATTCGAATGATGTACTAGAGCTGTTCGGGACCACCTTCGAATTTAGCGACATCTCTATCTCTGACGTGACAGCGTAAAATCTACAAGTGTCTATCTGTATTGTAAATAATACAAATAGACACTTAGGATTGATTTATTAATGGCAATACAAGACTGGTTTTTTAACAACGCATTCAAAAAAGTTAAGATGGACGATCCATCTGTCTCTAACACGAATGCTGTTGCTACAGACGACAAAGATGGCGCTGTTGAAATCTCTGATTCATTTCAACAGTATGCTATCAATCTTAATTGGACATACAACAACCAAGCTGAATTAATCAACACGTATCGTGAAATATCTAACTATAGTGTGGTTGATTATGCTGTCGAAGATATTGTAAACGAATGTGTTTCTTTTTCTGAAGACGAAAGTGCAATAGAACTTGATCTGTCTGCAATCGAAAAGAAAGAGATGTCAGATAAGATCAAAGAACACGTTTACACGGCGTATGATAAGGTCTACAGAATTCTTGATCTAGACAATACAATCCATCAACGACTGAAACAATTCTACATAGACGGGCGCTTAGGCTACCAGAAAGTCGTTGATACGAACAATATGAGCAAAGGTCTAAAGGACGCCATTGAGCTTGATGTCAGATACTTAACAAAGATCAGAAACATCAAATACGATCAACAGAAAAAGATCATCACAAATATCGAAGAATTTTTTGTGTATGACGAATCCGCTGTCAACACAAACATCAAAAAACAAACAGACAAGAAGAACAGACAGAATACTGGTATGGGACTTGATCCCAAAACTATCAGCTATGTCACTTCTGGTATGGTCGATGCTAAGACTGGCTTCGCTATTAGCTGGCTTCACAAAGCAGTAAGACCCGCTAATCAACAGCGCATGATGGAAAATGCATTGCTAATATATCGAATCGTCAGAGCACCAGAAAGACGCATGTTCTATGTCGACACTTCGAATCTGACACCATCGAAAGCTAAACAACACATTGAAAATCTGAAGAACAACCATAAAAACAAGATGTCGTTTGATCCAGAAAATGGTCAGTTTAAAGACGAACGACATTTGATGACGATGCAAGAGGATTATTGGCTTCCGCGTAACAGTGCGGGCCGTGGAACTGAAGTTAGTACACTGGCTGGTGGTCAGAATCTAGACGAAATTGGAGATGTTTTATACTTTCAAAAAGAGTTATACAAAGCACTAAATGTGCCTCTATCACGACTAGACACAGAATCGTCAATCACGTTTGGAAGGCAATCAGAAATCAGTCGCGATGAACTGAAGTTCTCTAAGCTCGTGTCAAAGATCAGAAAACGTTTCAACATGCTTCTTCTTGATCTAATAAAAACTGAACTTATTCTCACCAAAGTGATTACTCATGCTGAGTGGGAAAAAGTATATCAGAATATAACATTCAAGTATGCACAAGACATGTATATTGAAGAGATGCGTAAATCTGAGCTTACACGAGAACGTCTGTCGCTTGCGCAAGAGTTCGAGAACTACATTGGTAAATACGTCTCTCATGAATACATTAGAACTAAAGTTCTAAAACAGTCTGAGAAAGATATCAAAGAAGAAAACAAAAAGATTGAAGTAGAGAAAAAAGATCCAAAATTCAAAGATGAGGATGACGAAGAACAGAATAGTTCATTTGATCAGCAAGAGCCAGAAGAAGACGAAAAAGAAACTGAGACTGTTGTTAAGTCTGAAAAAGATGAAATAGAAGTTTAAGTAAATATACTAAATTGTTAAAGAATATATACAGAGGTCAAACAAATGTCAGTCGAACTATTTCTAGAAAAGATCAAAGAAGGTGACTTCACAGATGCTATCGAAGAATTTAAAGAAAGCATCAAAGAGTCATCTATTGCTAAAGTAGCAGAGCGAAAAGAAAGTATTCTTGAATCTTGTGGCTTCAAAATTGACGAAGCAAAGAAAATGAAAGAAGAAGATGAAGACTACGCTGACAACGATGATGAAAAGAAGTCTATGAAATCTGAAGCTATGAAAAAGAAGATGAAAGAAGAAGATGAAGACTACACTGATGACGATGACGATGATGAAAAGAAGTCTATGAAATCTGAAGCTATGAAAAAGAAAGCTAAGAAAATGAAAGAAGAAGAAGAAGAAGAAGTCGATGATGAACAGGACGATGATTAATGTCATCTGAAGAACTTATAGAAGCGAAGCGAGTAATCAGAGTCAATTCAAAGGGTGTAAAGACTCGCAAAGTTAAGTGTCGTAAAGGTTATCGTCTGGGCTCTTCTGGTGTTTCGTGCGTTCCCGCAACTGGCTCAGAACGTTCTAAGAAAAGACGTTCGATCAAAAAAGCAATCAGAACAAAGAGAGCTGCTGGTGCATCTTTGAAAAGACGAACAACAAAGAAACGTCTCAAAGCAATAAAACGACGAAAATCATACGGACTTTAACAACAGGAATGATCAGATGACAGTCTTAAATCTCTTACGAGAGAACTCTCAAAATATTGAAGTGTTGCACGAAAACACCTCAGAGGGAAAGAATCTCTACATTGAAGGGGTTTTCGCTCAAGCTGAGACTAAGAACGGCAATGGTCGTGTCTATCCGTATGACGTGATGGAGGCTGCTGTTGCTAAGTTCAACGAAGATTATGTGTCTAAAAGACGTGCTGGTGGTGAGATAAACCATCCAGATAGACCATTCATCGATCCAAATTTTCTTGCAGCACGAGTTGTTGAGTACCGTATGGATGGCAACAACGTCTACGGCAAAGCACTCATCTTAAACACTATACACGGCCAACAAGTCAAAGGTGTCATCGAAGGTGGTTTCGCTCTTGGTGTCTCTACACGCGGCATGGGTTCTTTAAAAGAAAAACGTGATGGTACAAAAGAAGTTCAGGCCGATTTCTTCAAGACAGCAGTTGACATCGTTGACAACCCATCAGGTCCGGACTGTTACCCAGAAGCAATCTATGAATCCAAGTGGGCTTTGAATGAGTCAACTGGTGTGTGGGTTCCGATGGTCAATGAAGAAGAAGACATCAAGTTCAATGAGCAAATGTTCTTAGAAAAGGTTCAAGATTATTTCAAATCACTGAGTAAAGTTAAATGAAATCGTTTGTAGAATTTATTGCAGAACAAAAGACAGATCACAAGAAAGCTGAGAAAGCGTTTGTTGCTGCTATCAAGACTGTAGTTACTAAAGGTAAAGTTTCTGTCATGTATGATGCGTCTAAAGATGAAATTCATATGATGGCACCAACGTTCTTAGTGGCCAAAGTTGTTTACGAAATATCAAGAGCAGCTAAACCGAAAGTATTACCATTTGGATACATTCCAGTTTTTACCACAAAGAATGGTTTACCTACAGTCATTCTACAAAAACCCTGAAAACAAAACAACAGTAAATACATTAAACATATTAAGAGGTTAATTTCTAATGAACGACAAACTGACTAAACTTTTCGAAGGTGCTGAACTTTCAGATGAATTGAAAACTGGTCTGGCAGAGGCTTTTGAACAAGCTGTGTCAGATCAAATGTCTGAAGCAACCATCGAACTAGATGAAAAGTACAAAACGATTACTGAAGAATATTGTGAATATCTCGTTAGTGAATACGAACAAGTTACTAATGAATATATTCAAGAAGAAGTTGTTCCTACAATTTCTAAGTATGTAGATTTTGCTGCTACTGAATTCATGAACGAAAATAAGATTGCAGTTGAATCCGGTATCAAAGTAGAACTTGCTGAATCATTCTTGAAAGGTATCACTCAACTGTCTGAACAATTCAATGTGAAAGTTCCTGAGCAAGATATTGCTGATCAAATCAAATCACTTGAAGAAAAAGTTGAAAAGGCAAACAAGAAGCTCGACAAAACCTTGACCGAAAAATCAAAGCTTGAAGAACAAATTGTTCAAAACAAAAAAGATAAAATTATCGAATCTGTGAAAGGCGATCTTGCTAAATCACAAGTCGAAAAGTTGACTGAAGGTCTCTCTAAAGTCTCATACATCGATGACGAACAGTATACAAATGCTGTTACAGAATTGAAAGAGTCGTACTTTCCTGAAGGATCAGATAAGAGCGTTACTGATAAGAAAGAAAAGCTAGATGAATCAACCGATAAGGTTAGCTGGTTAGATCAGTACATTTCTAAAATCTGATAACAGTAAATAAAATTAAAGAATTCCATTACAAACTAATAACAAGAGGTCTTTTTAAAGATGGAAAATTTGAACGAGCAAGTTCTAAAAGAGAAAGTAACTTCACTTATCGATGATGAGAAATTTCAAACAATCGAGAGTGATTACAAAAAGATAGTCACTGAAAAGTGTCTAGAAAACGAAATTAAATTCCTCGCTGGTTTGAACGAAGCTTCAAGTGATTCTTCTACAACCACTGGTGGTGTTGCTAACTGGGACCCTATTCTAGTTCGTATGGTTCGACGTGCTACTCCTATGCTGATGGCATTCGATCTGGCTGGTGTTCAGCCTATGTCTGGCCCTACTGGCTCTGTGTTCGCAATGCGTTCGCGCTACACTTCACAGTCTGGTACAGAAGCACTTTTTAACGAAGCTAACTCTGGTTTCTCTGGAGCTGGTACACAAGCTGGCGACACCTCGGGCTTTGCTGCTGATGAGTTCGGCACCGGCGACCCTGCTGCCACTACCACACACGGTACTGGCATGACCAAAGCAGCTTCTGAAGCTAGAGGCACTGCATCTGGTACAGCTTGGTCAGAAATGACTTTCAGTATCGAACGAACTGATGTTTCTGCAAAAGATCGCAAACTGAAAGCTTCTTTCACTCGCGAATTGCAGCACGACTTGCGTCAAATCCACGGTCTAGACGCAGAGACTGAACTGGCTAACGTACTGTCTACAGAGATTGTTTCTGAGATGGACCGCGAACTGCTTCGTACAATTAACATCTCGGCTGTTCTGGGCGCACAAGATTCAACTACCCCCGGCTCTTTCGACTTGGATGCTGATACAGATGGTCGTTGGTTGGTAGAGAAGTTCAAAGGTCTGTTGTTCCAAATGGAACTTGAAGCTAACAGTGTTGCTGTTGCGACTCGACGTGGTAAAGCGAACCGAGTGATCTGTTCTGCTAACGTTGCATCCGCGCTGAACATGGCTGGCTTGTTGGACTATAACCCCACACTGATGACTAAATTAGATGTGGATATTACTTCTAACACGTTCGCTGGTGTCTTGCTCGGTCGTTATCAAGTTCACGTCGACCCTTATGCAACCGTTGATTATGTCACTGTTGGTTATAAAGGTACTAACTCTTGGGACGCATGCGTTTATTGGTGTCCTTACGTTCCGCTTGAAATGGTTCGTGCAACTGGTCCTGATTCATTCCAGCCACGTATCGGTTTTGCTACAAGATACGGCGTAATTGCAAATCCGTTCGCCTCTACTCTGGCTAACGGTGATGCAAAAGCTGGTAAAGGTCTTGGTCAAGGCGAAAACCCTTACTTCTCCAAAATGAGAATCGTCAACATTCGCGGTGTCTAAACAACGCTTCTGATTGACACAAAAAGGGCATCATTTGATGCCCTTTTTTGTTGCTTGATATTTGTGTAAATACCTTTATAATGAATCAGATGATTAAAGATTTCTTAATAGAACACAATCTACCACAGCCAAGAAGCATCAGAAAGTTATCTTCTGATGTCTATACATCTATTGTGGATTCAACACATTTCTTAAAAGATGACGTGCCTTTCGGTCAACGCGTCTACTGTGTCTTTCATAACATCAAAGAACAACCAAATTGCTTATGTGGTCAACCGGTAACAAACTCAAGAAATAATCTCGAATACGGAAGTTACGCATTCTCTCCATACTGCTCTGTGTCTTGCACAGCAAAAGCAACATCATCTAAAAGAAAACAAACGTGTCTTGAAAAATATGGTGTAGAGTATCCAGCACAATCGAGTCAAATTAAACAGAATCTAAAGCAATACAATCTTGATAAGTACGGAGCCGAACACTTCTTTCAGTCACGCGCCATGAAAGAAAAATCGAAACAAACTAATCTTGAACGATATGGTGTAGAACATCACTTCTTGTCAAAAGAGATTAGGGCCAAAAGAGATCAAACAGTCAGAGATCGTTATGGTGTTGATAACGTCTATCAAGCTGATGATGTTAAAGAGAAGATCAAAGCTACTATGACAGATCGTTATGGCTCTGACAACGCACTAAAAGTCGATCACATCAAAGAAAGAGTTCAACGCACTAACATAGAACGTTATGGTGGAATCTGTCCAACTAAATCGAACTCTGTTATAGATAAAGCTAAAAGAACAAATCAAGAAAGATATTCAGTAGATAACTACATGAAATTTCATCTATCCGATGAAGCTATTGAAGTGATGTCAAACAAAGATAAAATGCAGAATTTGTACGATGAACAAAAATCACTTAGAGCTTGTGCTGATCATCTGAATGTTCGAAGTCATAGAACTATCTATGAGGCTATGCAGAGACTTGGCGTAGAAACAATCAACACACTTTCTGTCTCTAATGGTGAAAGATCAGTCTGTGAATTCTTGACAGAAAATAACATCCAATTCATTCAAAGTGATAGAAAACTGATAGCTCCGAAAGAGGTGGACATCCTTTGCGAAGACTACAGATTGGCTATTGAGTACAACGGGCTTCACTGGCACTCACACGAAGTAAAGGCTGATAGGCTCTACCATCAGAACAAGACTTCAGCTTGTGTTGATAAGGGATATAAATTGATCCACATCTTCGAGGATGAATGGGCTGATCCCATCAAACAAGAAATTATCAAAGAGAAGATTCTTAATCATTGTCACAAATCAAACAGAAAGCGAATCTTCGCAAGACAATGTGTTGTAGAAAGTGTCAATTCTATTGATCTAAAAGACTTCTATCACAACAATCATATACAGAGTTACATAGATTCATCTTTCAACTACGTTCTATCTCACTCAGACGTTGTTGTAGCCGCTTTGTCACTAAAGAAGACTGCTATTACAGGTAGATACTACATCAGCCGATACGCAACGTCTGAGAACGTCTTAGGTGGCTTTAGTAAGCTTCTGAAACATGCAGAAAGAACGATTGATGATATAAAGTCATTTGTTACTTATGCGAATCTGCAATACAGTAGTGGTGATATGTATCTCAAAATTGGGTTTGAGAAGATACGAAGAACAAAGCCAAATTATTTCTATGTCAAAAATAGTGTCAGATACTCACGTCAACAGTTCATGAAACATAAGTTACAGGATAAATTGGATATTTTTGACCCTACTAGATCAGAATATGAGAATATGTTAATGAATGGATACAGCAAAATCTATGACTGTGGTTCTATGTTGTACTACAAAGAGTTACCTTCTGATTGACAAAAAAAGGGCATCAAATGATGCCCTTTTTTTGTTGCTTGATAAAACACCTTACTCAGTAATGTTGGTGTAAGAGAAATAACCGATAAACATCTCTTCCCAGCTTTGTAGACCACCTAGCGCGGGTACTGTTGGATCGGGATTGCCACGGTTGTACTCAGAGTTGTCAAACAGTCCTTCTACCACCACACGCGAACCGGCTGGGATAACCATTGGCTCATCCATCTGGTAAGTCGGCTGCCATGCAAAGTTGTAGTCAGCAACGTTA